TCGGCAAAGCCTTCGGTTTTGAAATCCACCCTCATGTGATCAGCGCCGCCTCTATTTCCATGTGCGACCGCGTCACCGGAGAGGTTTTGACAATGTTCCATTGCCCGCTGTCATTCTCCAGGCGGTCCGTCACCAGCAGCCCCTTCGAAACGATATTCGTCGGGAAAAGGAATGTTGCCACCTGTTGCCGTTCTTCGGCTGCAGCGGCCCGCCGTTCATCGCCCCGGCCATAGAACACCCGCGCCCATTGCTTGCCGATCGGCTCCCAGGTCAAAACCGGCTCGTTGAATTCGTCGCGCGTTGCGGTTTCCCGCAGCATCGTCACCAGCTGGTCGCGCGCGCCGCTGTCCATCATATCACCGTTGGCAGGCGGAAAGGCCCCGCCAGCGATTGAATTCCAAACGGCACTTCCGCCAGCTGCGCCGCGTTGGCCGCGTCGCGGTTGTCAAACCACCAGGCCACCAGCATTCGCGTCGCCTGGTCCAGTTCGGCAGGAATCGTGGTCCCGCCTTCCTCGATCAGCCCCGGCAGGCCCGTGAACCGCTCCAGCCAGGCGACCGCGCTATCGAGATAGGACTGGATCAACTCGTCCTCCTCTGCCCAGGTTACGCGGCAATGTGCCTTTGCCTGGTCAAGCGTCACCGTCATGTTGCGGCCCCCCGCTTGACCGCCAGACGCCAGCCCGTCGCCCCCTCGCCAGGCTTCGCCGGATCGACGTTTTCGCAATACCAAAGCGCCCCGGCATGGGTCGCAAAGTCGCCAGGCTCATAGCTTTCGCCCGCGTCATAGATCCCCCGGTAGATCGGCACGGGAAACACCAGTTCAAACGTCGCTTCGTCCTCTGCCGACGCCAGCGCGAATTCGACGCGCCTGGCATCGATCCTGCGCACCTGCAGGCTTTCCACCGACAGCCCATCCCGCCCAGGCGCGCCAGGTTCGCCAGGCGCGCCTGGTTCGCCAGGTCCGACCGCCTCCAGCGCCTCGATCCGCAGCGCCAGCGGCCCGCAGCTGCGTTCGACATAAGCGCGCACCAGCGCCGCCAGGACGTCCCCGAATGCTTCAGCGTCCATCGTCAGCACCCTCCAGGCTGCGCGCGACCACCTGCAGCACGCGCCCCAGGTCCATCGCATCGCGCGTATTTGTCGGCCCCTGGCTTGGCGTTTTGGCGAACGGATCGTCCGACGCATCGCGCTTTTGCAGCGCCTCCAGGCTGAAATCCTGTTGCTGCCGATAAACGCTATCCCCGCCCGTCACCGGCTTGAGGTCGAGCCGCTTGCGCCCCTCGTTTGGCGTCATCAGGTTGCGGCCCTTGTCGAGCACCTCCATTTGCGTGACTTCATCCATCCGCAGCAGATTGGCGATTTCGAATTCGGTCCCCGTCCCCGGCTCCATTGCCAGCCCTTCATCCAGGCACAGTTCCGCCGCCTCCAGCAGCGCCTGCAGGCACTGGCTGTAATATTCGACGTTGAGCGCCTGGACGTTGTTGTAAGTCGGCATCGTCCCGACGCCGATTTTGTAGGGCGGCACATGGAACGTCGAGCACACCACGTCCGCCGTCCATTTCAGCTGATCGACCAGTTCGGCATCTTCCGGCGTGATCGTCAGCCCCTCATATTTCATCCCGTCGCCCAGCACCGCGATCCGGCCCACGCCGTCATTCACAAACTGGCTTTCCCAATATTCCTTTAGCCGCGCAGCGTTATCGTTATCGATCCGCCCCGGCGCGATCAGCAGCCCCGAAGGCCGCGACGCATTGGCAAAAAACTGCGCGCTCGATTGCTGGATTTTGACCGCCTGCGCCGCTGGCAGGCCGCAGGCGAAAATCGGCGACAGCCCTACCAGCGGATGAAACAGGCAGTTAAAGCGATCGTGAATGATTTCGCGCGCCGGGACCACGATCGTTGTTTCGGCAATCCCCGCCAGGCGATCGGATGAGAGTTCATAGAACACCGCGCCGTCCTCCGACACCAGCGGACGCACCCGCGCCGGATCCAGGACGTAAAGCGCCACCACCTGGCCGCCTGCCGCCCGCTCTTTCAGCACATAGGCGTTGCCGCGTGTCAGCTTGGAAATCAGCCAGGACTCGAAAAACTGGATCCGTGTCTGCCAGGCGTTCGGCTTTGCCAGCAGCGGCGCATAAGGATGGCCCGCAATCGGCGACCAGATCCCTTCGCTGTCCTGGCCGACGATCCGCATCGGCAGCTTTGCCACGTCGCCCGCGATCAGCGTCACGCAGGCGAACACCGCATGATTTGCCAGCACCTGTTCTGCCGTCAGTTCGATATTGCGCTGCCAGGCACCCGCGAAGGCTTCGCGGATCACCGGCCACCAGGCCGACGCCGTGGCATTGACCAGCGGCCCCGCGATCGTCGGCGGCTGCAGCACCGGCCCGACCGCCTTTGCCGCGCGCGTGATTTCGAGCCCTAGCAGCTTCACTTGCCGCGCCCCCTATTTGGTCGATTTGCGCGCCTGGAAGGCTTGCCAGGCACCGGCACCGGCACCCCTGCCGGATCATCTTCACCCCAGGGAAGCGCGTCCGGATCCTCTGCGCCGTCATCGCCTGGCACCGGCACCGGTTGCCCAGGCGCAGGATCGCCACCAGGCACCGGCACCGGCTCCAGATCGGCTGAAGGAGGATACCGCCGATCGGATCCGCCAGGCATCGGCAGTTCCGGTTGCCGCTGATCACGTTTGCGCGCGCGGCCCAGGCCGATCAGGATCCGCGCGTCGCGCGGCTGTGCCGCGTCGAAATAGTCGCCCGCTTTCAAGCGCCGCGTCGCGTAGCGAAAAGATTTGAGCGCCTCCAGATCGGGCATATGTCGAGCCTTTCAAAAAAGGAGGGACGCGCGGGAGAGAGTAGGCGAACCGCGCGCCCGCCAGGGTTCACCCGTCAGGCGTCGCCTTCGATCGTGTCGGCGTCAGCCTTGTTGCCGTCCTCCATTGCCGCCCCGCCCAGCGTCGCAGGCGGCTCAGGCTGTCCCCAGGCCGCGCCCGTGATATAGGCGACCGACACCGGACGCCGACGCGCCCAATTGATCACCCTTTCAGCGCGGAATGCGACCGTGTTGGTTTGGAACATCGACACCACTTGCGCCGCAGTCGGCACCGTCGAGTCCATCGCAGGCGCGCTGTCCATCACCAGCGACGCCTCGCGGCTTAGATCGATCGCGATCCCGCCATCGTCGGCCAGGTAAATGTCGCTCGCATTGACCAGCGCCACCGTGTCGCCCGCATAGTCCGTCACGATCGCAGGCAGGCCCATGAACGAACCGCCCGCCAGCATCGACATTTGCGGAAATTCGCGCACCCCTAGCGGCGTCATCAGCATCGACAGGCCCAGCGCGTTCGCGCTCGACATGATCCAGACGCCTTGCCGCGGCGGATTGTGCGCGCCCAGGAACAAGGCGAACACCGCCGCGACGTCCGCGCGCACCGCATCGGCATCGCTGCCGGAGGATGCCACGTTAGGCGCGCCGTTCGTCACCGATGCGGGACTTTCGCCCGCCACCGCGACCTTTGCCGGATCGATAAAATCGGTGTCCATCCGCTCGATCAGCGCGCCCGCCAGCGCGTCGCGCACCACCAGTTCTGCACTTGGCGATGAATCGCGCACCACTTCATCCGTCAGCGCCGCGATATTGGCGACTTTGAGCGGCTCCAGCACCGTTCGGCCAAAATCGAACGACGTCAGCGGCTTTGCCTTGCCCTCGCCGACCCAATAACCGGCACCGCCCGCCGTCTGGCTGATCAGCGCGACGCGGAAAGGCACCCGCCGCAGCGCCGGGACGCCGTTCGTCCCGAACACGCCCAGGATCGTCTGCGGACGCAAAAACTCGACAAAATCAGCGTATGCCTTGCCGTCCTCGCCGACCAGCGCCGCCGCCCAGTTATCGGTCGCGCCCGCAGGCACTGGCGCGCGCTGCACCCCGGCCCAGCCCAGCTGCGCGCCCCTGAAAAGGCCGACGACATTGGCGTTCGGTCCATAGGTTTCTGCAGCGATCCGCGCCGCCTCGCCCATGATCCCCTTGGCCCGCCCGAACATCATCACCGCGCGCGCAAATTCAACGCCTGGCTCCAGCTGCTCTTGTGCCTTGACGATCACGCGCGGCACGCCCCGGCTTGCCGCCGCGTCCGCCTGGCTGGATCCGTTCGGCTCGATCGCGCTCGCCGCCTGGCCGCCCTCGATCGTCCGCAGCCGTCCGATATGCGCATCGATCGTCGCAATATCCGCCGCGTTGCCGTCGAAAGCGTTTTGCTGGTCCTGGTTGAGCGTTTCCGCCTGATCGGTTGCCGCTTCCATCAGCGCCAGATTTGCAGCCGCTAGGCCAGCTTTTTGCGCCGTGAATTGCGCAATTGCCTTTGCAACGTCCATTTTCAATCCCTCCGAATATGAAATTCGCCAACGCCGACGCGCGCAGGACTGCCAAGCCGCACCACACCCCGACCGCCTGGCGCGACGATCGGGATTTCCGGCCGATTTTTGATTGTTCGAAATTCGTCATCGATCGATCGGATCACCGATATCACCGCATCGGCATTTGCCGGGATTGTCACCGCCGACAGTTCGTAAACTTCCGATTTTGTGAAGCGCATCCCGCCGCCGTCCATGAACGCATATTCAAGCGGCATGAAGCCGATCGACACCGCGCGCACCAGGCCCATGCGGATCGATTGCCAAGCTTCATCGAGCCGATTTTTGAGCGTCCCCGGCTCGTCGGACTTGGCAATTTGCGCCTTGAAATTGATCCCGTCCGCAGTCGGTGTTTCAAATTCCACCGTCCCGATCGGCTGATCGTGTTTGTGCTGCCAGAGGAACGCCATCGGGTTTTTGAACGTGATCCCCAGCGGCTCGATTATGTCGCCCAGGCGGTCCGTTGTCGGCGTTGTCGCCACCCCGCGCAGGATCCGCGAATCCTGATCGATTCCGCGCACGTCAAGCACCGAGAATGCCCGTTCCATTGCTTCACCCTTTCCACTTGGTCCGCGCAGGCTTTTGCCGCGTCAGATCACCAGCAACTCGTATGAGGCCCGCTGCTTTGGCTCGACTGGGCGCGCCATCAGGTGCCCCGCGTTGAATAGTGCGATCAGAGGATCGATCTTGCCTTTTCCGGCTTGTTCTTTCGTGATGTAGATCGCGTTGCCGCGCTGTTCGGCTTTGGCATTGCCAACCGACCAGGCCAGCAGGCCCGACCCGTCATGCACCATCGATCCATCGCGCAGCCGCCGTTCGATCCCCCAGATCGCGCTTGACAGCTTGTATCCCTGCCCGACCGCGACCAGCTGCGCCGGATCCAGCCCCGCTTTCTCCAGCGCATTGACCAGCGCCGCCACGCCCAGCGGATCAAGGCCCACTGCCGCCTTTGCAGGCAGCAATCCGGTTTCATTGATCCGCGCGACCAGTTCCGCCGCTTCGTCAATGTCCTGCGTGCCGCCGTCGCAGATTGTGAGTTCGTCCGCGCGCTCGAAATCCTCCATCCGCGCCTGATTGCCCTTGCGCCGCGCCACCGCTTCCCGGTCGGCCCAGGCATGGCTCCAGCACAGCCACCGGCCCGTCTCTTTTTCGCGCCCGATCACCGCCAGCCCGAACAGATCGTCCAGGCCGCCGCCATCGATCCCGACCGTCACCACTTCCGACCGCTCCAGCAGCGCGTCGAGCGTCAGGCCGTCCTCTGCCCCGGCCAGCCAATAGTCGGCACCGATCCAGCGGTTAGAATGCAGCCCCAGGCCAATCTCGATATTCAAATGCTGCGATGCCCAGCGCGCCAGTTCATGCGGCCCCTTTTCGACCGCCTCGGCATATTGTTGCTTGAGCAATGACAGGTGAACCGATCGGCCCAGGTTAGGCAGCACGAAAGGCCAATTTGCCGGATCCCGCCAGGGTTCACCCTCTGCCGTCTGGAAGGCTTCGGGAAATTCGTAAAGCAATGGCAGCACCGCTGCCGCGTCGCCCGTCACCTTGCCGTCGCGCACCGCGCGCGCCAGCTGCAGTTCTTGCCGGAACACCCCTGCAGGCGGCTCGTCGCTTTGCGTCGTGATCATCAGCAGGAAAGCCCCTGGCCGCGACACCATACCGCCCCAAAGCTGCCCCAGGACGCGGCTCGCATAGGCTTTTTTGCCCAGGATATGCAGTTCGTCCACCATCGCGCCTTTCGGCTTCGCGCCGGTCGATATGCTTTCGTCGAACGTCTGCACCTTGAGCGTCGAATTCGTCCGCAGATCCTCGATCGTTTTGATATGCGCGCGGATCGCAAAACGGTCTTTCAGCACCGGATCGCAGGCGATCATGCCCGCCGCCTGGTCGAACGCCAGCTGCGCGATTTCGTGGCTCGGCCCGTAAAGGAAATACGGTTGCCTCGGCTCCCGGTCCATCAGCAGCGCCGTCAGCATGATCCCCGCGCCGCCCGTTGTCTTGTTCGACTTCTTCGGCACCAGGCCCAGCAGCTTGCGCACCTGGCGAAAGCCCTCTGCGTCCACCGATCCCAGCAGCGCCGCGACAATATCACGCTGCCAGTCGCCCGCCGCGTCGCGGAATTTCGGATTATCGGCGACGTCCGGCAGGCGCAGATTATTGAAAATCCCGACCGCGCGGCGAACAAGGTCCGGATCCAGCGGTAAATCAGGCAGGAGACTTTCGCACTTGAACAACCGGCTTTCCCAGTCTGGCAAGGCGAAGTCCCAGCCCATCAGTTAGGCAACCCGTCAGGCTCTAGCAGTTCACCCCAATCGTCGGAATCGGCCCCGGCATAGCGCGCCGCGTCGGCCCGCTTTTCCTTTTTGCCGCGCTTGTCGGCTTTCGGACGCATCGATCCGGCCCCGTCCAGCACGCCCGCCTCTGCCCGATCGATGTAGCGCGCCAGTTCCTTCATCGCCGGAACCTTGCCGCCCTCCACGCCGTCGAACAGCCGCATCAGGATCGCCGCCCGCACCCGATCGCGCGCCACATGCCGCGCCTTCAGCTGCGGCAAATAATGCTTGCGCAGCGTCGGCGTCGAGACGCCCAGCGCCCCTGCGATCCGCTCGACCGTCCAGCCAAGCATCTGTAAGAGCATGACTTTCTGGCGTTTTTCGTCGGTGGCTTGATGCTCCGGACGTCCCGGCTCCCGGTCGTCCGGCACCGGATCGCCGAACAGGTCGAGAACAACCGCCTTCATCAAAAAAATCCCTGAATGAG